AACCCGTTCCGAGTCGGCTTACTTGCGTCTTATGGTTCAAAATTACATTCTTCTTCTACTTTAGTTTTAAAGTAGTTAATTAAATCTGACTTAGTTTGTTCATCAAGATATTGGTCTTGTCGAACTTCAGAAGTCAAATCTTTCCACCCTTCACACTTAATAGTCCAATGGACTGGTTCGTGGTTTGCGAGTAGAAGTGGTAGAAGAATGCCCATAAGATGAACGATGTGTTTATATTAACACATTCATAGTATATAGTCAAGCTCTTTTGTATTTTATGTTACAGAAAACCCTACAGGTCAAATTTTTGGCGGGATTTTTTTTCGACTATTTTTGAAACTACTTTCGCTTTTTCTTTTTGGGTGCTGATTCACTACTATAACCCCAGAGAGATGGTTTGATTGTTCCCTGTCCATACTCGATACGTTTTACGTTAGTAAACTTATCATAATACATGTCAAACAATTTAACTCTTGAACCTCTAGTTAAATCTTGATGTTCTTTACCATCAACAGTATAAGTTACGATAGATGCGTCAGTAGGAGCGTCTTTTGTCAAAACTTCAGCAGGTGCACCATTCTCTACAAGAATTTCACAACCATACTGCTCTTTTGTTGATTCTTTTTCTGTTGGTGTCCAGAAAGTTTCTTTCTTTTCCATCTTCTTTTCTTCTTTCACTGTGCTCATGAACGATTACCCCATACTATTTGTGGATATGCTGCAGATACAACATCTTTTGTAATTTTATACTTGTCAGTTAATTTTTTATCTTTTACTAATATTAATATTTCTGCTTCAAGTGGATGTAAACCTTCAAGAATATTAATAAACATTGTTTCTCTGCGTAGTCCAGTGAGTCCACTATTACCACCTTTTAGAAAATTATAAAACTTTGTATATTCTGCACGAATCGATGCTTTACCTTGGTCTTGAGACCCTAATGATGATGAACCTGATTCTCTCATCATATCTACTGCATCATTAATTTTATCAGATAAAGAACCAGTCACACTATTATCTTCTCTTGTATTTCCGTAAGGAACATCTCCTTCTGGTAAGAGGGAAATAATTGAATCATCAAAATTCCAAATCAATACTGCCATTACGGAGTCATGTGCATATCTTTGAAGAACTTCAATTTTTTTTGCTTTTGTTCTTTGTTTTGAACAAGCATCAAATACTTCATATACAAATGGATTATTAGGTAAGTTTGGTATAGAAGGAGCTTTTGCCTTCACCACCTTTGCCTTAGTCGTCTTCTTCGTCGTTGTTGTCATAATTTTCAAATCGGAATGCTACTATTTCATCAGGAACTATATTACCATTTCTATCATACATCTCTGGATGAATTTTTTCAACCTCTTGATAATTCATCATGTAGTCTCTTGCAACCCATCCCCCTATTACTCCTACTACCAGAAATAATATAAACAGAAATGATGCGAATACAATACTTACTGCTAACATAATTCTCCTGAGATTATTTTTTTGGTTTTACATCCACATAAAAGTCTAAATGAATGCTAATGTCCTTGTTAAAAAAAGAAATCATCTTATCTAACAACAGACGAAATGATTTAGGTCTCTTTCTTTTACCTCCTGAGAGTATCAACTCAAAACCACGATCAATATGGTGAGTTGATTTATTTATGTCTTTACTTTGCGATTTTATTTTCTCGCAAGAATTCGATTGTGTCAACACAACCTCCTAGTTTTTTACCATCAACTACCACCTGTGGGAAAGTTGATCCTTGACCAAATTCATCTATGAAAGATTTTTTGTCAAAGTGTTCATTTAAATTATACACTACATAACTCAGTTTTGTCAAGTCCATAACCTGTTTTATCTTTTCACAATAAGGGCAATTGTCCTTGGTATAAACTGCAAAGTTCATATGTCTTCTTAAATAATGATTTATAAATTTAATGTTTTCTTATTATATCATCGCTGTCAATCACGATTTTGGATATGTATCTTTGACTGCTTTGATCATTGAATAAAATTCACCACTTTTTGTCAGAGTTCCATTTTCTATATCTCTATAAAGTGCATCCAATTGATCTCCAATTCTTGGATATTCAACCCCTCTCTTTTTAGCGTAAAAACTATTCTGATATTTTGCTAACAAATTTGCTTTTGCAGTCGAAATTCCAGCGTCTGAAGGCATAGATGAACCATCAACTATTTTGATTGTTCCATTGTCATTTTCAGCTTTAATGCCAAATTCAACATCAAGAACCTCAACAAGGTTAAGATCATCTACTGATTGTGGTTGCATTGCATTTAATGCGTCTAAATTTTTTTGATTCATTTTTTACATGTAATAACCGAAACACCAAAGTTGGTTGTAATGAGTTCCACCTGAGTATCCCCAGTATAATGCACCGTATATATTACCATTGGGGTTTACATTTACAACACCTTGTCCTCCCCACATTCCATAATAATGCATCGAACCAGAAGAATCACCATCATGATCCATTATATATTGTCCCCATCCTGTGTTGGTGGAATGATAAAAACTCCAAGGAGCACCACCACTATGTGCTCTCTCTGAGAAATGTGATGTTGCATGGTCTGCCTGACCATTTGATCCTTGAGCATATCCAGTTATGTGATACCATCCTTGAACTAAAATTGCCTTTGCATTATCAGGAACACCAAAGACAGAACTAACATCTATTGTAACATTAGTATTTCCAGTGCCACTATGAGTATAATATGTAGGTGTCGCAAGAGCAGTATAAGAAACTGCTTGACGAGTAACAGCAGAGGATATAGCACCAGTATAACTAATTTTCATCCTCTCAGACATTGCAGTATGACTAGTGGTTCCATTAAAACCAGTTCTAAAGATTATATCACATCCACTTGACGCACCACCAGCTGTTGGTTGTCTCACAAATTGCATCGAACCCACGATACCTGGATTTGCAACATCACGATATCCAGCAGCAGATATACCACCCAAATTATATACACCACTATTATCTGTAGTGCCAGTTCCACGATTATGGAAGAGTAAATATGGACCACCACTTGTTGTATCTCTTACTATTCGATTATCACCACCATTATTATTAAATGCAAAATTTCCAGTTGGACCAAGAGAAAATCTTTCAGTCGTTGACGTGGTATTACCTGTATAGAAAACCATATTATCAATACCAACACCAGGTCCACCATGTATTACCATTGCGTTAGATAATCTTCCAATATTATCAATCATTTTTAATGCACCATGTGCATAATTACCTGTTCTTCTTCCACCTTGTATCGCTAACCCTCTATCATTATCATGATTGAGAACAATCATCGCACCACTACCATCAGAATCTCCACCTGCCTGGAATCTTGCGAGTAAATTGTATACACCTCCTGTATCACTGGATCCTTGTCCTCTGACATGTAAAAGTGGTATATTTTGTGAATCACCTGTTGCTAAGTCACCAGCTGAAGGTGTCAATCCAGTTGGTCTGATACCAACACTACCATCTGTTGTGATGCGAAGTTTTTCACTTGTTGCGATTCTTACAACAAATGGAGGAACACCAGTTGAAGCAGTAGCATCTATACCAAATACACCATCATTATCATCGAGAAAGAACTTAGCTCTTCTGTTATTTGTTCCCTCCATGACATTCAATGTCAGACCTACTTCATGACCATTTGTTGTCGTACCAATTACAACGTTTTGATTTACTGTTCCTACCGTATCAGTATTTGTGGTGCCGATCAATAGACGACCAGTTGAGTCTATGCGAACTTTTTCGGTGCCATCATTTGTCTCAAACTTTATATAACCATTATAAATCTGCACTGTAGTTGTGTTATTTTGATTTCCTAAAATTAATCCATTCGTACCACCTCTGACATATAGATTATTATTTGTATGATGCAGAATTCCACCGACTGGGATTGATGTGCCTTGTCCAGTAAATTTAAGTCCACCACCAGACTCGATGCGAAGTCTTTCAGCAGAATTATTATTATCATAAACCCTTAATGACTCGCTACCAGCACTTCCAATTAATGTTATATTATATCTTTGCGTTCCAGCGGTCATAAATCCAAAACCAGCGTTACCACTAGCATTAGCGGTTGATGCTATAATTCCACCCATTCCATGACCAGTTCCTGGTTCTTTTCCTGTTATTCTTCCACTTGAGTCGATGCGAAGTCTTTCTGTACCAGCAGTTTCTACAGAAACTGTATCATCAGCAGGAAATCTTAATTTTGTGTCTGTATCTCCTTCATGTGAAGCTAATACATCTGATGTAAATAAAATACCATCACCAGATATTTTAAATT